TGTCTTCTGTACTCATAATCTAAAGTTATATATTAGAACAAGTCGTCCTCGCCAAAGCTTTGGTTTTTCTTGCTGTATTCAACTGGACGGCTTGCAAAAAAGTCAGTCATATTGTTGCCATGCAGCTGTTCATCAAACCACATTGTTTCAGCAATTAATGCTTCATCAATCTCAAATGGTTTACGGAATCCAATTTGTCCCATGCTTTCATTGATACGATTTTTGATAAACTCTTTAAGAATTGCCGCGCTCAAGCCTGTTTCATTGATGCCGTTAATCATCCAATCTACAATCTTGCTTTCTGCTTTGTATGCTTCATGCGCAGCTGCAATAATACGCTCTTCCAACTCATCATCAAACATATCTGGCAATTCCTGCCTCATGGTATTGATAATTTTAATACCAACAAGTGCATGAATGTTTTCTTCATTGCGTGTATACTTAACTTGTTGGTCAGCATGTGTCAATACATTTTCAAATGTCTTAAACCAATTGATGACATAAAACTGACTAAACAAGCTAACATTCTCAACAAATAGTGTAAAAAGAGTTAATGCATATAGGTATTGTTTGTTGCTATCCTTGTAGAAACGGTGAGTATATTTCTTAAGGTATTTGACACGGCCTTGGATCCATTCCAATTTAAGATTCTCTTCAAATACATCTTCCATATCCAATACACTAATCAAACGCTCATATGCATTGTTGTGAATAACTTCAGTGTTGGCCATAACAAAACCCAGATCTTGTAGACTAGGATGAGGCAGATTATCACCAAGCTTAGCCCAAAAAGTTTTAACCGCAACTTCAATTTGACCAATAGCACTTAATGTGCGTATAACAATTTCACGACGGCGGTCATCCAATACCGTCTTAAAGTCATGTACATCCGGTTGAAAGCTAAATTCTTTGTCAGTCCAAAATCCAGAATGCATAGCCTCAATAAACCCTTCGGTCCATGGATAGCGGTTTGGTTTTCTACTAGTTTGTTCATCAAAGATGGTCATTGTGGTATTGTCGTCATTCATAAAGTTTAAGGAAAGTTTAAGGAAAGTTTAGGAAAAAAATAGGCTACAGTGAAGTAGCCTACCTTCTATAGAAATTATATATCAAATTTCTACATCTGTAAATGGTTTTTTATATTTTAAGCATTTTCATTTAAAGCACGGCGGCGAATACTACGCATTGCACCAGTATCTCCATTGCGCAATACAATGGTATGTTTACTGTTCTTTACCGCATAATCGTAAATTGCTTTTTCGCTCTCGTCTTGCAAGTTTAGGTATTTGCTCCAGCGCTCAAACCGATTACGTCCTGTTTCAAATTTGCGAAAGGTGTCTGCTTTTACATCAAACATCTTCCAATCCTTGCGGCGCATAATGCCAGTGTCACTGTTGTCATGTGGAGCATTGCCAGTAGGTGGTAATGATACACCGCTTGAGGTGCTCATGTCTTCGTTTTTACGTTTCATCTTTTAAGGTCAAATGGTGTTACAAATAGTGGCTGTCGAGTTTTTACATGATGTACTTCATAAACCGGCACACCTAAAATTGATCCAACCGCAATTACATTTTCTTTTACAACCACTTGGGTATTTATAATTTGAAGTTCTTCGCCTGTGCTTGGGAATGCGATATTCCTAGCAAGTGTATATACACCAGCTTGCAGTGTAGAGTCATCATTGATGTACCATGTGCTTTCAATGAGGTTATTCACGTCAACATCAACGCCAGTAACTTCATGCAATATGTTGTGAATTCTTTTGTCACTGATACCAGTATGTTCTTTAATAAGCCATAATGCCGCAAGATAGCTAGCTACAGTTGTTTTACCAAACGGTATCTTGTTGAGCAAACGCTTGATGCGAAATACTAATCTGTGAAAGATGTTGTATTTGCTGCGTTCACTCATGTCGATTGGCTTACGCAATACCTTTCCTTCGGCATCAATTATACCCAGCTTGTAAGCTCCAGTTTTTTCCCAAGGAGTGGTAAGCAGTCGCAGGAAACGAAATGCAAAGTATGTATCGGTAGCTGTTGAAAAGAATCCCATAATGTATTTATAATTTTTGAAGAACTCTAACTACATGAAGATCAATTGGTATATTAAGATACTGATCTTGAGGTATATAGTTAAGATACAATAAAAAAGTTTTAAGTGTTGGCCAATGCGTTTCTTTGATTTTAAAAAAACACATGCGCGTTGCTGCAGCGATATTAAATACGTTGTGTATAATGATCAAATGATTTAAAATCAGACGCTCCTGAAGTATACTTTTTTCTTGATATTTCTTTAGAAGCTTTTTGATATATTTAAGTCGATTCAGATCCTCATGAAATTCTTTTACATCAAGACAGCGTGGATTATTATAATTGGTAGCTGCATACAATAGAAAATTCTTTTCTGTCAATTCATGAGTACGTTTCATAATATAAAAGTATTTATCGCTTACTTCTTAAGCAAGTCGGTAACACTTTTGCCAGCTTCCCAGAATCTGCAGCTCCAATAGTTAGCTTTCCACTTTGGTCCTGGATCGGTATCGCAGCCATGACGCGCACGATAACTTTTTAGACGTGCTGGGTCATCACGCTTGATTTCCATATGCGGATCGCCAAAGCCAAGTTTGATTACATTGCCTTTTTCGTTTTTGACATATACATAAAACTTATGCTTTTCGTCATCGCTGCGAAATGGTTTGTTGAGCGTTACTTCTCGCCCATCATATTCGGCTGCTTCAAACAGAGTAAATGTTGGAGTCTCTAGTATTTGTTGTAGTGTCTTCATATGAGTTGATACCAACTTAATAGTGTATTGAATGTGGCACTGATTGCATCTGCGGCAATTGCTAATGTGTATACATCGGAAACACCAGCTTGAGTGCGGCCTAATTGTAAAAATTGACTGCCTAAATTGTCCAATTCTATGGAGTCGCTGGCGTTTGTAATAAATCCAGATTTTACTATGGTTCCTCCGGTCATGATTGATTCACTTATTGTATATTCAGTAGTTGCGCAATCTGGATGAACGGTCCATGTAGGAGATGTTGCAAAGGTTGCATTTTTTATTAGTGCCCATTGATATTTTTTACTCTGTTCAATTACAATTGAAAGACCATTGGGAATAATTATACCATCAAGTTTACTAGATGCTAAACGAATAGATACTGTATTAAAGAATTTTCCTCGGTCAGCATTAGTTCCATTAGTTAGACGCGTGACATATACCGATGCTGACGATGCCTGACTATATGTTAACGACTCGGGGTTATGACCGCCTTCACTAATTACAGTATTGCATATTTGCTTAATGAATGGAGCCGAGGCAGTAGAATTTGATAGCGAGCAACGCAATGGCAATACTGCAGTTGTCATATATACACTATCATTTAGGTTGTCATTGTAAAATGTATGTGCTACGCATGGTTCACCGTTTACGGCAAATCCGCAACGCACTGCACCTACACCCAACCATTCTATATCCATCCAAAATATATTAGCTTTAGTCAAATCCAATACTCGACCAGAATAACCAGTTCCGTCAAATTTATCAAAATTCCAATTTTTTTGACGAATCGTTCTTTCAACTACCGCTCCAGAAGAATAGCTTCTTAATACCATTGCAGGCCCGTCTGCATGGCCATCCTGTAAAAGATAAATTCCATTTGAGGCATTAAAATACCCTATACGCTGTTCGACACCAACAGTCGATGCGCTAAATGCAAAACTGTTCATGATCAGCAAACTCTTGCCTGGCTGATAATTAAATACTTTAGATGTTTCTCTTGTAATGCTTCCGCCGTTTGCAGCTGTAAGCTTTACGGTGCTTTCATTGGGTAAATATGTAGTGCCCGCAGTTCCAGTAATTGCATCATTCCATTTGCCATTATCAGTATAACGGTGTTGACTTTCAAATAGAGTAAGTGGATTAGAAATCCTAAGACGGCTAAAAGCATCATATGCGCCCGGCTTAGATAGAACATTTGAAGTAGTTCTAGTCAATGAGCTGTCAAGGTAGTCTTCAATTTTGCGAGACAACGTGCGAGGAGCAGTATAGTGTGGCATAATAATCTATTTATAATTAAGCGCAGCTTTTGACCATCTTTGCTTCATCAGCGCGGCGTGTAAGCAATCCATCCAAACCTTTGCCAACCCAAAGACGTTTCATGTCGCTGATTTGTTGTGAAATATAGTTGTAGATATCGCTATGACCATTTGCAATAGCATTCTTAATGTTTAACATTTCGATGCGTGAGCTGCCGCTGGTGCTGCCACCGCGATTAAATACCAAACTTACAAGTGCACCAAATGCGTCCTCATGCAGTTTTTCACTGCCTGGGAATGCACGTGTGGTTTCTTTGATAAAGCGTGGCAGTGTATTGCTTTTGAATACAACTTCAGCTGCTTCCCATGGAACGCTAATATCTTTAACACTTGGGATTGCGGCCTTTGCAGCGCCACTCTTTTTACCAAGGTGTGGTGCAAGGCGATCATAATCGGAAGCAGGCAATACACCTTTCCAATCGGTTGCAAATTGTGTTGGCGTATTGTAACCCAAATCATAACCAATGCCAATTGTTACTCCGCTTTCACCACCTGGGTAACTTGGATGTTTTAATTCTTTATTGTAATAATTTTCACCACCACCTACTTCATATTGCAGAATAAGATTATAAGCATTAAGACTAATATCAGACACTATTGAATTGGTTGATGCAGGAACTGTTGCGGTGATTCCCATTTTAGACGAAATGGCAGCCCAGGTGCTTGGTCCATCAATACCATCAGGAGTTAATCCTAAAGCGGCTTGAATACTTTTAACAATTTCTTTTTTTGAATTAAATTCCATATTATAAATTTTTTCCTTTACAAGTTACTAATCATATGGTATAATATATTGTATGAAACGGTAAGGTATTGTATAATCTATAATACATTAAGGTTGCTTAATTAAACCATCTAATAAAAATTAGATTGACCGTAGGTTCCCGAAGGGATTATTATTATTATTATTTATCCGATACCGCTAATGAACGATTATACCAATGGGATAATACTATTGCCACCAAGCAAACCAAGGAATCTTTCAATACGACTACGATCAGTATCAGACATTTTAGTACTATCTGCTGCTAATATAATTGCTGTCATATATCCTACATAGTTAGCAGTGCCAGATGAATTTTTATCAGCACCTATATAAAACGTGCCATGAGTACCTGCATTAACTGGGGATGCACCAGAGGCCACTAATGATGTGCTATTTATTTGTGATCCGATATGACGCAAGTTCATAATACCATCCAACCATAATGATTCATTTGTTAAAACATCATAGTTGCTATCAGATGCAAAACTTATTAAACGTTCACCTGAATTGGTATTAGTTCCAGTATTAGTTTCAGCAAAAATATTTTTTGTACCATAAGATATAAATCCTAAAGAAGATCTATTACCAGCATTACTAGTATTACTTTTACTAAAGCTTACAATATCCCGTCTTTTGTTAATTGGAGTAGTATCATTGTTATCTTTAACACCAGCAAATATATATGAATAATTTACTGATTTTACTATATCTCTTAATGCCGAATTTGAATATAAATCTGTACTTCCAAAATAAAGAGATGGTGTTGACAAAATAGATGCGTTATAAATTGGACTATGACTTTCATTTACTGTATTAACATTAGTGTTGGTAATTAAATCACGCCAAACAACTGCTTGTTGACCTTCGGTAGTTAATACATCATAAGTAGTAACTTGTCGAGTCGCGGTTCCACCACTCCACGTTGCAGTCCAAGGGTAAGTGGTATTGCTAGAACTATAAAATGTATAATCGGCTGATCCATTACCATCATCGTAATTTAAATTAAGAATCCACTGAGAGCCATCCCAATAACACCAAGTGTATCCAAATGTGCCTTCACTTCCTGATGGGCTGAAGTAATAATATGCGGCTTTTCCATTTTTATCATTTCCTATATCTCGGCTGATTGAGTAAGTAAATGGAACAAACCCATTTACTACTAATCCAGCAGTTGCATCAGTAATACCATTTGCCACACTGCTATAAGCACTTTGTGCTGCCCAAAAGAATGCTTTAACACTACTTATTTGATTAGGATGCCATACCGTTGCTGGTTTACATGGCTTACCGTCTACACTACATGTTACAGGCAATCCAATATCATTAACAGTAAGAGCTAATGTACTAGCCGTACTACGTGATATACCGCCAACGCTCCATGCATAAGTAGAGCCAGCAGGTGCAGTTAGTGTTTCACCTGGGTATGCAAACCCGCTAATAGGCAAAAGATTTTTCTGCCTAGCCCAAAAATGCATACCCAGCTTAACCATTATGCGTTCTTTGCGTCACGCGCAGTCTTTTTAAGTTTATTAAGAACGGCACTATCACCTGTAATCATATCAACTAGCAGTACTAATGTATCACCAATGATTTTCTTTTGTTCTTGAGTTGGTGGATGACCTCCTTCAATTGCTTTCATACCAAGAGCTGCTTTATTGGCATCAGACGGCGATAGCAATCCAAGGATAACCAACTGTTTGAATTTATAATAGTCAACTTCTTCATCTAGTTGACTTCCTTCAGTTTCAAACTCTTCATTTTGAGCGGCATAGTAAGCACCTAGTGCCATCTTGATGCGTTCTTTTTTACTCTTGCCTTCAAACCGTGCATCATCACTTTTAACAAAATCACTGATCCATACACCTGCATCATCGTCAGCGCTTAATTTTTCTTCAAGTGTTTCCTCAGTAACATTCTTCTTTTGTTGAACCGCAATATGTTGAATGCTTTTGAGCGCACTGCCCATATGATCAAACATGGTTACCTTTCCATCATTAACAACTGCATACCACCCATCCTCAAGAATCACAAACCATACATCTGCCCACTTGCCAGCACGCATTGGAATACCATATAGATGGTAGATATCTTCTTTAGGGATACCTTTAAAGCCGCGTAGGTCACCATGAGTAGCAGCTTCAAAGCCAAGTCCACGCAATGTGGTATTAAGGATCTTCCATGCAGTACCTTCAGTAAGGTCAACTGCAGGAGCTGAATTTAAGATTTGTGATAATGTTTTCATAAGAGTGCGAATTGTTTTGGGATTGAGATGTAGTTGGTTGTTTTGTTGTAAAAAGCAATAGGGTGTTGAGTAGCGCCTGGGAGATCTTCAACTTGTAGACGCAATAGGTTAGAGGTTTGGCCAGCAACCCAGCGGCCATGGTAGGTATCACCAATTCGGCATCCGCCATGGCTTTCAATGCAGCGAATCTTAAAGGTTTCTCCTTCAACTATACCGCCTTCTTCATAGGAGTCTGATGCATTTGCTTCAATGAATGCATGATACTTTTCTTTAATGTCCAACACACTAAGGCTTTCAAAGTCATCTGTGCTTTCAACGAAGGATGTGATCAAGTCATCATATGGGCTGTTGGTTGCCAATTCGACAATACGTTTTTGACGGGCTGTTTGTAAATTCATGCTGTTAATAAGGTTTGTGTAGATTCTAATGTTAGGCGGAGGTCCGCAACGAAAATTTTGCTTTCAGCAAGTGTATGCAGGTTCTTACACACTACATAGTTTGGTTTTTGTTCAGTAATCATCAATTCAGCTTCACCAGTTTTGGTGCTATATACCACATCGCCTTTGTTAAAAATTTCTCCAGCAATATAGCGCTCGCGGTTTTCTGAAACGGCTACAAATTGTACATGCTTGCGGAAGTTGTGGCTTTCTTTAAGGCCTAATCCAATACGCACTGCATTAAACAATTCTTTAACTTCACCAAATGTTTTGGGCACGCCTTTTGCAAATGATTCAAGATCGTTATCCTTTGCGGCAACTCGCATTTTGCTATCACTCATACCAGCAACGCCATCACCATCAGGATCACGCTCGCCAGCGCTCTTTACTTCAATGCCATCGCGGAATGTATAGTATCCATGGCCAGCTTTAACTCCATCATACTTGTTCAACAGCTTTGTGAATTCGTCTACACGGTCACTGCCAACAACTAGTGTTAGTTTGGTATAACCAGCGTCAGCTGCTTTAACTGCAACATCAAATACATTCTTTACACCCCTGTCAATTATAATGTTGCGTCCGTATGATGGAAACATTTTGCGAAGAAACTTGATCTTATCATCATAAGCTAATGGATTTTTAGCGTCATGGCTTTGAGACGAATAGATTAGAAAATTTTTGCCTTTTGCAATTTTTGCGACAGCATCAAATAGTTTTTCATGATCAATAGTTGGTGGATTGTAGCGACCAAAGGTAACTACTACGCCGTTAGTGCGTTCTTCGGTAAATGACTTAAAGGACTTAATCATATTATGATTTATACTTCTTTCTTTACTGGTTGCGAAAGCATACGTGCAATAAACGGAGAACCAGCGGCAACCTTGTATACACCCAACTTCCATTTCTTATTATAATCATCGCGTTTCATTGCACCAGCCATCACGCGATTAAAGTCGCTATCTTTTGCACGCTGTTGTTCGCGCGATAGCGTTGCTTCATCAATAGCGTCTTCGGCTTCTTCTTTTTTAATAAGGTTTTTATATAGTGATCCACCCATTGCAGTTTTGCTGCCAACTTTATATTTACCAAGCTTATACTTCTTATTGTATTCGTCTTGACTCATCGCACCGGCATTAACACGGTCCATATCAAAACGTTGGCGGCCAGTTAATGCAGCTTCATCTGTCGGTGTTAATGCATCAAATTGTGCCTCATGTGATTCGTCACAGACACAAGGTTCACAATCACACATTGCGCACTTATCTTCAACAGCTTCACCAATAAGTCCGCGGCGGCGCTTTTTATATTGGTATGCAATCAATCCGATGGCATCATCCCAACTGCCTTCAGTTGGATCAACTACCATCAAGTCGCGAAATGAAAACGGTTTACTCATATATTATATTTATATTAGCGTCCTACTGCACGTTTTTGTGCATACTTAAGTTCCATTGCATTGCCAATATATTCTGCTTTGACTTTGCCTAATGCTTTTTTCAATTTGCTTTTAACATCACCTTCGCTATCACCAATAGCCATTAAGAAGCTGTCAACGGTACCTTCACCGGCATGGAAACTATAGTCATATGAGGTATTGCCAATCACTTCACTTGGCAATGCTTTCCAAGTTGCTTCATCAATTATAAAACGATAGCTTTCAGTTGTACGAACAACTCCAACATGTGTATACAATTCTTTGACTTTATCAATCAATGCATACTTTTCTGAGCTGCTTTGATATGCCGGCCATTCCACCATTTGTTTTGAAAGAGCAAGTAGTGTTTTACTCTTAGGAGTAAAAAGATCAATCAGATAACTAAATACGGTAAAGCGCAACTTATGTGCTTTATAGAATTTCCCCCATTGGTCATCTACAAACAAACTCCGGTCGCCACCACCTGCACCTTCGGTAGGATCAAGGTATCTGTCAAAGTTTCCCCACTTATGATCAATCTTTTCGGTTTCATATACCAGCTCAGACGATTTGAGACTAGATGCAGGTATTAAGTCTCCAAACTTATGAGCAGCGCCTTCAAGCATTGCACGAGCAATCTTGACCAATTCATCGTCTTGTATATTGTGAGTTTGCATATGTTTATTTTTGCATATGTAGATTCTTGCCAGCGACACTCGCTTCGGTTATGTGTTGTTTAAATGATAACATATTATTCTAATTTGATAAATGGTGCGCTCAGGTCGCTTGAGCTGCTTGCATATTGAATACAAGAAGTGATAAAGTCATCTTCACGACCACTGCTCTTAACTATATCTATAAGCTGGCATCCTAAGAATTTACTAAAAGCCCAACTGTCATCTTTGGCTTTACATTCTTCAAGGAATGCAGAGTATGACAGTTTGGTTGAATCAACAGCATATGTTTTGTAATTCTTATAAAACTCTTTATAGATTTTAGCGTCATCATCAGCTAAGCCTTTGCGTAAGGTCTTGATGTCAACGAGTTGTTGCAATTTAAGATGACGCAATACTGTCTGAATCGGGCCATAACTAAGTTTACCTTGATTGGCATTCTTACCTTTAATTTCGCCTTGGAAAGTTTCAGGGAAAGCACGGAATTGAATCTTTCCTTCATGCGAGAAATACATATAGATATCCTTGCCGCTAAAGAATCCTTTGTTGCCAGTTGTGAACTTATCAAATTTAATCACATGCTTTTCATCACCTGCATTGTAGGTTGGCATCTTAACGCTGCCTTTAAGCAATTTAAGTGATACGCCAACTATATCGCCGTCGCGCAATGCTTCTAGCAATAAGCCATTCAATTCAATGATATTGGTTGCATCTGCAAGTTTGATGCCTGCACCGGCTGCACTAACCATATAGATGTCAGCTGGACTCCATTTGTTAACATTTGAAAATACCTTTTCAGCACTGTTAAGTTTCTTAAACACTGTTTCAAGTGCGGCTACCCATTCACTGCCACGATGGAAAGTGTAATTCTTTTTACCGTATTTCTTGTGTAATGCATCGGCACCAAGAATACAGCTTTCACGCCATGCTGGCGATAATCCATTCAATATACCTTCAAGCGGTTCATCTACTTTACATTTTTTATATGCACGTTCCAAATCAATAGCAGTATAATTTTTACTGCCTGCCCATCGAGCAGCGGCATATACAGCTTGTGCGCTCTCAGTGGTACGTGTAACGTCTGCACCTGCACCTTGACCGCCACCGCCACTAAATTCTTTACTTTTGGCAAAGTCTTTTAATGCATAGGTTTCATCGCCTTTGGCTGCATGGAATAGGATCTTTCCTGGATTGTTTTTGGCTTTAACCTCAGCCGCAATTGCAGCGTCATATCGTAATACCACTTCACCGCCAGCTGCTAATGCTAATGGTTGTTTGTTCTTATACTTATCAAGAAACAAGTCAACACACCAATCATACTTGTACAATTCGGCAGGTGCTAGGTTTGCAACTTCAGTTAAATAGTGTTGTTTAAATGTTATCATTTTTACTAAGGGTCTCCAGATAGTTTTAAACTGCTAGCCATCTTTTCAGACTCGAATTTAAAACGAATTTTCATTATCTTTTTATCGCCAGCTTTTACACCAATACTTTCATTGCCAATCTTTTCAAGAGTTACTGCATATTTAGCAAGTGCATCCAGCTTATCGTTTTTGATTGGATCACTTACAACTGCTTTATACGGCTCCTTATTGCCTTGACCAGTTACATTAATATAAGGAGGATACAATACTTCGGCGTCCAACCAATCCGACAATAGGTATTTTACCAATTCAGGTTGTTTCATTTTTTTCAAACGAACCAACAGAGAATCGCGCATTTCAGCCAAAAGTTCAACTCCAGTGCTTTCAGATACACTTTTTATTTTGGGATTGGCGCGTAGAAAAATCTTTCGTTCAGACGCACCAGCTGGTAACTTTAGTTTGGCAATCATAGCATCAAGAACACCTTTATAACGATCACCCAATGATAATTTTAGGTTGCGATCAATTGTGCCAAGGCCTGGATTCTTAAAGCCAATATCACCTTTTGTTTTGGTGGCCTTTGCACTTAGTCCAAGGAATCCATCTGCAGGACCGCTTGTAAATAGAATGAGTATATCTGTTGGATTTTTCTTTTGGTCTACTTCTTTACCAACAGCACTGCTCATTGAGCCTGGACGTGCAGTCCACCATACACCCTTAACGCGGCCGCTATATCCATTTTTCTTTGCCCATGCTAAAAACTCAGAGGCCATAGCAATACTTTTGCCTTGTGCATCACGTGTTTCATGCGGCAATGCAATTTTGGCTCTGCTGTTATAATGGTTTTTTGCAGCATCATCAAACCATTTGTTACCAGCCAGGATGAAACCAATATAGATTTCATTTATATCTGATAATACTGTATTTGCAGTGGCCATGTTTGTTTGTTTATTTATACCATAGGGTATTTGTCAATAAACATGGCTGACAGTACAGGTTCTATACGGTTTGCTTCAACTTCCCATGGGCAGGTTTCATATATAGTATCGTCTGTATATTTTTCGCCTTTCCATTTGGCACAATAGTTGGTATACAACATGCGCAATTCACCGCGTGCAAATTGTTTGATGTGAACCATTTCATGTGCAAGTGTGCGTATTACCGTATCACTATCGCTATAGTCAAGCCGTATGGTATAATACCTGCTGTCAGGCGATGCATCCAAGTCATAGCATTCGCCATAGTTATCTTCTTTAGCCAACAGATCTTTGACGAGTTTAATACGAATTTCAATGTTGCGCTTTCGCGGCATCAATTGCTGCAAAAAGAAAACGGCTGCAGTGCCGACACGATTTTTCAATCGCTTATCTTTACTGCAGCCGTATATACTAAATTTAATCACTTGGATTTAATTCTGCATTTAGCAGAAAGAAGAAGCCACCGCATGAAGCGCTGCAAGTCCAATTGAAATAAAGCCAAGAATTGGAGTTGCATATGTTTCAATCATGCGGAACAAGTCTGCATCACTGACTTCAACACCGCTTGCAATAGCACCAGCACTCATGTTTAGGCCGCGTGATAGTTTGCGAAGGTTAGCACTTTGTTTGCTCTTGCCTTTGCGTAATAGATCAACAACATGCTTACGTGCTTTATCATCAAGTTCAAGGCCATCCTCAAGCGTGATCTTGCCAACAATCTTATCCATGAATTCATAAATTTCAACTTCAGTCGGGTCGATATTGATAATGAATGCACGTGTACGAAGAGCGCCGTCTGGATCCAATTTGTTTAGCGGTAGGTTGGAGATAAAGATAATCTTACCAGTAAATTCAAAATAGCGAGGAATCAATCCAGCATCAAGAATTTCATCATCCGTCATTTCATCAGGATCAACAACATTCTTACCCATTTTATTCCATACCAATTTGCGAATTTTTTTGGTATCGGTAGCAGCCTTTAGCAGGTTGCGTGCTTCTTGATCGCCAAGTGCATCATCGGAGTCATCAAAGAGGATAATCTTATCCTTATAGCGGAACAGCAAACTATAGATACCTGCAGCACTCGCACTGCCAGTATTCTTAAAGTAACCGCCGCCGTCACGCAATCCAAGGTTACCAAGGATTTGTTCGGTGGTATGTGTTTTACCAACACCACCTTTACCGCTAACAAACAGTGCATTTGCTGCACCGCTAACAGTTAGTTTTACAAGGTTCTCAAGGTCAACCAGCTGTGCTTCAAAGCTAATGCGTTCTTGATCGCCCTCTAGTGCATTGATCTCTTGTGATACAACATACTTTTCTTTTGCTGCGCCGTGTGTTACTTTTGCTTCAACACTGCCAGTTGCATCAAGCAATGCACCTTGCTCTTTACGAATCTTTTGAACGTCCTTTGGCTTTCCGGCCCATGAAAATTTAGTGCCAGATTTAACAAACAGAGATGGGTATGTGGTTTCAAGTTGATCAAAAATCTTCATACCTGCACTCTTATGTTTGGTATATACCTTGCCTTTTGCAAAGGAAGGTTCAGTAACCATATCAAGAATATCATCAAGAATTTCACTTGGGCTAGCAGCCTCTGCTAAAAAACCATAATCAGTATCTTCATTGAGTGGTACATCATCAGGCATTGTACGAAGCGTTCCCAATTCAATACTATTGTCTTTAAGCGCATCAGCAAGGAGTGGTAATACCTTAATGATACTTACGGTCTGATCAAATTCAATGTGGAATGGAGCTGGTGCTTTGCCATTCCAAAAATCAATACTTGCAAGATTGACAAAACCGGCTTGGCTTGCACTCTTCCAGTTAAAACGCAATGAAACATTCTTCTTGCTGGAATAGAAACGCAAACCAAAACCTGCACCATCTGCATTCTTAAATGCTTCAAGACCAGGATAACGAAACAGGATAATGCCGGTTTTCTTCTTGAGATATTTGGCAATTAGGAATGCTGCTTTGTCTGTTGATGTGTTTGACATGGCCTCAGCCAAATAACTTTTAAAACTTACTACGTTTGACATATATGTTATTTATAATAATTATTTAGTCGACATTAGATTTTAAAGTCATCAAACTTATTGGCGCGACCTGCATTTGTTCGTCCAGCTGCAAATGGTGTTTGCGGAGCAGAGTGTGAAGTGTCATCACTCATAATGTTTGCGGTAGGGTCACTAACATCGTACAATCGCATTTTTGCAAGATCAACACCAATTGTAAATCGTTTGTTTGTAGTTGGATCATTATAACGATTCTTTAATTGCTTGACCATAATTTGATTCATTTTGTCAAGTTGTTCGGTACGAATAAAAGCAAGCATCAGGTCAGCAGTTGCTGGTAGTCCAAAACTGTTTTTTGTTAAAATGCCGTTGC